ATTCGCTCAACCTGTAGCGTTTCACGCTTACAGCGCCGACACTCAAATTTCAATTTGTCCATAATTAGACTCCTTTAAATTTTCCATCGCATTTAAATTTGCTTGGCTGACCCACCATGAGCCATCTTTGTCATGCTTGAAACGACTTGTCTTAGCTGATCGAATAGGAATCCAGCCCTTGACGTAATAGGTTGGAGATTCGCCTACGACTAGCACCGCTAAGTCCTCGACTCTATCCCTTTCCCTTAGGATCAGGTGTCCGTCGATCCACTTAGTATGCTTAATTTCGATCCGGTTGCCAATATCAGCACGAACCTTAAACTTATCAAGCTCCAGTTTAAAGTCTGTTATGCCGAAGTATGTAGCTGCCGCGATCTCAGCGCCCAGCGCCTCAGCTGTACGCCTGATCGATTCGTGGATATTGCCTCGCGCAGCTTGGTCATGGAAATAGTAGTTTTCAACGCCTTTAGATTCGCAAATGAAAGCCGCTGCTGCTGCTTGGATTTCCTGATCTTTCGTCAGCGTGATCTTTGTTACTCCCATATCGCACATGCCCGGTTATTCTCTGGGCATACCCAACCTTTGTACGCTTTTGAAGTCTTGGCATTTACGCCCTCTTTCCGAATCATGACGCCATGAGAACAGGATCGCCCGGTAAGTATGCCGCCAATCTCGGCGACCGCCTGAGTCATATCCCAAGGGTCATAAGAGCCATTGGGTAAAGCTTCTTTGGGCGCGGTTACGATTGGTCGCTCTACTCGCTTCATTTCCTCAAGTGACGGGCGATTATGATTCTCGCTGAATTTAGATAATCCGCCTGTATGGAGACTGCGCCCTATTGAGCTGGTACTACAGTTTTCAAGCGGGAAGCGATTAGCGTTCGATCTGATTTCCTCAGCAAAATCTGTAGCAAATGGAAGTGGATCGTTGATTTCTTTATAGATATCTGTCTGAACTATGTAGCGAGTGCCATCCTGAAATACGATCTTTACATCTATTCGCCCGTTTGGGTATTGAACCCAAAACTTTTCAATGCGTTCAGCGACCGTCTCATAATTCTCTAAATTTGCCATTATGAGTTTCTCACGCGATCTGTAGCCCAACGAAGCCCAGCTGCTCGCCCGCGGTTAAAGCCATCTTTAACGCCTTGTTTAAAGCCCATAGACCAGCCGACTAATAACCAACCGACGTTGCTCACCAATACAATCAGCAAAACCTTTTCAATACTTATCATTTTTCAGCTCCCGATTCCGGGTGCGACTTATTCGCTCCCTAGTTATAGGGTGAACTAAATGTCTGACAATTTCAAGCCTTACGCGTGTTTAACGGCGTGTCGAATTGCTTAATAGCAAGCTGTAAATCTCATCAACCCGCTTCTCAAGCCGCGAAACCTGATCTTTGACGCTTGACCCACTATTCGGGCGCAGCTCACTTAGGTAATATTTAACTAGGTATCGAATACCCGTCATAAATGCCACTAGGAGCGTCACAATCGCGACGCCCATAGCAGCCCAGTCGTTAGCGTTCACTCGCTTTAGCGCCGAACGTAACGTCACTCGGATTCAGGTAACGCATTAGAACTGGCACGATCCCAGCAAATAGACCCCACGCTAGTTTTTTGAGATCAGTCTCGCCAGTCATATAAACAGCCAGCATTCCCGCAAGAGCTGAACGTCCATAACTAGCAGCCATAGCCTTTAGTTCTTTCATTACTTTTCTCCTAACCCCAGCGCCTTGATTAGCTCTGAGACTTTTTTTGGACTTACGTTGATTTCAAAATGCTGTTCGTCGGCTCGTTTTTGATAATCGCCGCCCCAAAATAAGCCGTACTTACGGGCAAGCGCTCGAATCATTGGCACTTTCTCAGCTGGAAATGTACCCACTTTACCAAGTGGATGTTTAGTCGCGTTTAGATCGATCGCTGTACCGCTTGAGTGATTGCTCAGCTTGTCGGTCGATCCGCGTACCATGCGAAACGCATAACCCCAATCGTCGAGCTGACCGCCATCAAGCGGCTCAATTAACTCGTTAAATTCTTTACAGAATCCTACGATTAAAGGTGCGACAGCTTCGGCGCAACGAATCTTTAAAGTCGTTCCCGGTATCGAGTAAGACTTAATTCCAATTTCGGCTTGATCCTTTGAAGCCGTCCAGCCGTTATAGCTCGTCAGGTTCATTTAGCGATTCCAAATAAGCCCGATAGTCTGAATTTGCTGGATCTAATGGAATGCTAATATTTTCGCCGACGATTGTAAGCGCGCACTTTTCTCCATTTTTATCATATTGAAACTCATATTCTTTTATCATAGTTCTGCCACCAATCCTACATAGGCTGTTGATAACGCTTTTAAACGAATGTTTGCTGCTTGACCGCTTGTGCCGCCAGTAGTGGTTACTGAGAATTGTGCGGTATCCGCATTGGCTTCTGCCGCTATTACGACAGCACTAACGGCATTCCAAGAAACGCCCACTTGAAGCGCTTCGAAATCGCTTGCCTGACTAAAAATTAAAGTCGGTGTAGTTCTCATTTTTGATTTAGAACTAATAAATCCCACAACATTTGTAGTTCCGTTCCAATAGCCAGTGCCAAGTGAACTGGCATTTGTTGTGTTGCCTTGGATTACGTAGCAATAACGCTGGCATAACGCCAATTCTCCCGCGATTGAACCGCTGGCAGTTTGGAAATCTGTTGCTGTTGATCCAGCTTCTACTTGTACGCCCCAAATATCAAAAGTATTATTTTGGACACCAATCGAACCAGTTCGAGCGTTGAAATTTGTACCAGCTGAAACCCATAACGCGACGGTTAAATCGCTTGAATTTGCTGTCGTTCCAATCGTTTTTCCGCTGAGAGACGGTACTGTAACCGATACCGAATAGCGTACCCATGAGGTTGATAACGTTACTTGTCCAGCATAAGTATCAACCTCGGCTGACGGTGATCCACCAGAACCAAAATTTTGGGCAAATTCGACGGCAATTTTTGGAGTGCCTGTCGCAGCTTTAGCCCAAAATGAAACTGTCGCAGTTTGTCCAGCTAAAGTTCTAACGCTTTCGATTGGCTGTTTTAATAATGAATAAGCTCCGACTCCAGATTGAGTTGCTGTGAGTATTCTCGCGAAAGTTGCGCCCTCATACCCTGAAACTGGAGCTGTGCCCGGTGTAAATGTTTGAGCTGAATACGTTGAAGTTCCTGTTGAAAATGCTTGAGCCCAGCGATCAAAACCATAACCAGCTGAAGTAGTGCTAGTAAGTGCGCGTTGATTGATAAAAAAATCGCCGTTAATAATTTTATTTTTGCCAGCATAAAATTGATTTGAACCGCTTGATGGTGTTGCCCATGCTGGCGCTCCACCTGAAACGGTTAACACCTGACCAGTTGATCCAATTCCCAAACGTGTTACAGAGCTTGATCCAGTTGCGTAGATTACGTCGCCGGCTGTGGTAACTGTTGATTTTGGGATCGCGGCTGTTGCTGTCGTATTAGCTGTGTTAGCCAAATCGTAAGCTGATTTTGTAGCTGTCGGAGTCGAAGCTAGAACGCTCGAAGTTGTTGAAGTCGAGTCGCTAAGTTGAACCACGCCCGAAGCGCTTGTCGAAGCCGCACTAACTCCAATAGTTACAGCGCCCGAACTACCGCCACCTGTAATCGGTGCGGTCACGTTAACGGCTGTTATGTCGCCGACGTCATTAGTTATCCATGTGAAATCCATATCGGCATTTGTTGCCTTAGACAGGATTTGCCCAGTCGTGCCGCCCTTGAGATCAGCCATCGACGTATCGACCGCCTGACCAAATACCTCAAAATCAGCTGGTAAATCAGTTACCAAGTCCGTCGGTGTTGGCATTTGCCAGCCAAAATTGCTCGTTGGATTTGTCATATTTTCTCCTTATGCCACGACTAACGCGGTTTCCCACGTCAGCGACCCGGTTATAGTATTCCACTTTTCTAGCACAGAAACTTGCTCCCACTTCACAGCTTGTAAAGAATAACTAATCGGTGAAAGATTTAAGGTTACAGCGATTTCGTTATAGGCAGCCTTAAACGTCCAGCCCTCAACGAATCCCAAAAACGTTCCCGCTGCCATATTTGGCGGTAAATCGCTAATTCGTAACGGTAAGCCCATAAAAACTTTGATAAGCGAATCGCGATCCGCGTCGTCCAGCTCGGGATTTGTAAGCTGATAAGTAATCGCCGTGAAGTTAGCTTGAGGCGTAGCTCGAAGCGTTAAATAAAAATTGGCTTGGCTTTGAGCGTCCGCCGCCTTTTCTATTGTTGTATTGATGATTTGAGCCAATCGACCGTAAAGATCGATTGAGTTAACGTCAACGGCGGTTTTCTCACTTGAGCCGTTAGCCTTGTATTTTAAGGTTATGTCATTACGAACGTCGCCCGCTCGAGTTTCAATCTTAAGACCGTTAAATAGGGCTTGATTGGCTGTTACGTCTGTGTAACCGTTTGTAGCTAAATAGATCGATCTATGAGTCGAATCGGCGTAGCTGATAAGTCCGCTGCCATCCTCGTAAATATAGCCCAGACCAGACGTCGCAAGCCCTGAAACCAGCGAATAAATATCTGTTCGATCAGCTGATCGAGCTGACAGCTCGTAATTGCCCGGACGATCGATCTCGCCTAATCCTACGTTTTGAGCATTTGACCATTTTTCCGTCGGATCGTAGTTTTGCCATTGAAGCGCGGCTGGTACTTCGCCCCAGTTATTTAATAGTAAATCTTGGAGAATATGCCAAATCTGATCGCCGTCATGAGCTTTGGATAACGTGCCATCTGTTAGGGCTTTCGGTAAGCGGCTAAGCGCACCTAACGCGGTTATTTTTAATACTTGATTTATGCCAACCGCGCCAGCTGTAATGATTTCAATTCCAAAATCTACGACTGTACCGCCAAAAATCGGGACGTAAGCATTTGTAGAATCTTTAAGTTCGATCGTTACTGAATCGTTTATGTTTATGTTTACGATTGCCTGAGTTAAATTTAGCAGCTCTAAATTACAATAACCAGCCTGAGCCTGTTGATAGATGTTATTTCGACCGCTTGTAATAGTCAGATTCGACAGCGTGTAAGTCGTATATTCGACGCCTTGAATCTTTACGCGCCAAACTGGGTTAAATACTGTCATTAGAATGCCAACGCATTCGCGCCGTTAGTGCCACGATAAAAACTGTTGTTTAAAACGTCAACAATTCGACGAGCTGTGCCTTCCTGGTCGATTGCGCCAGATACGTTTATATAAATGTTTCCGCCGCCGCCTAATTTGTTATTTGGAACTATGCGACCGCCTGATGATGGCACGAACAGCTCTGGCCCTACTTCACCAACGATATACGGACTATTTGCGTTTACCATGCCGCCTTTAGCCAGTTTGGGAATTGGTGGTAAATCTTTTGATCCGGGTTTCAAATTGTTTACTATGTTATAGCCTGAAATAAGTAAATTTAAACCTGTGATAATTCCGTTGATCGAACCAACCAATACTTTAATTGCTAAAGAAACGCCATCGATAAGAAATGCGATTCCGTTAAATGCTGCCTTGAAAGTCGTACCAATAAACGACGCAACAGGTTTAGCAATAATTAAAAATGCCGTTAACCCCGCGCCTAGAATTTTAAAGAAACCAGCGTTTTCCGATATGGCGTCACTAATTGCGCCAAATACAGATTTAACGCCTTGTAAAATTGGAGTCAGTACCGCTTTAAATATTGGCACTATGTAAGTGTTAACGTAATTATATAAAGCTATAAATGATGGAATTAAAGTCTCTGTAACGAAATTGCTAATACTTCCAAATACCGGACTTAACTTCTCTCCGACTTCTGAACCTAAATCGCTAAGTGTTGGAATTGCTTTAGTGACTATAAAATCGACTAGCGGCGTGAGAGCATTAAGTACGAACGCTCCTGCTGTTTCTTTCGCTTCGTCAAATGTAAGACTCAAACGCGCCAATTTGCCTTGAAATGTATCCGCTTGTGCCGAAGCCTGACCGCCAAATGTCTCGGACAATTTAGCCGTAACTTCATCCAGCGTCATGGATTTTAATTCGGCTTTATCTAATCCAATACCTAATTTGCCTAGTGAGGCGGTATTACCCTCATAGGCTTTACCTAACGCGTTTGATACAGCCTCTAAAGATTTACCAGTACCAGCCGCAATATCCAGCGATAACGTTGCCAGTTTTTGTGCCTGTTCGACTGAACCCGTAGCTCGTGCCAATCTTTCATAAGCTGGACGTAATTGTTCGTCAGCTACGCCAAACGCGCGACCCATATTCGATATCCAAATTTCAGTATTTGCGATCACTTGATCGGTTGCGCCAGCGACATTTTTTAAGGTTAACGCAAGTTTTGCCTGTGCTGCTTCGTCCTCTAGCGCCGACTTAACGCCATCGACCAATAGTTTTCCAGCATAAGCAACGGCAGCCGCGCCAGCAACAGCAAACGCAGCCCCGGCGACTTTTCCAAAATTGCCTAACTTTGTACCAAACGATTCGGTTTCGTCGGCGGCTGTATTTAATCCTTTTTTAAGATTATCGACGTCAGCCAGAATCGAGAGCTTGAGCGTTCTTGATCCATCAGCCATTAGTCAAACCTCTTAACTATCGTAGTGAAAGCCTTTTCCCATTCAGCAATTAGGTAACTTTGCTCAGCTCGAAGCGTTGGATAAATAAAATAGCCAGTCGATCCGCGCCCAGTTGATCCCGACCAAATTGGAAATTGCTTGTATTTATTCGATCCAAATTCTGAGCCGCCCCATAAATCTTTAGTCGTTGCGCCGCCGCTGAATTTTTGTCCAGCAAAACCAAACGAAATTTCACCAATTTTAGATGACTTACTTACCTTTGAACCCTCAGCAATTCGACCAGCAACGGAAGCCGAATTAAGCGAACCAGCTGCCGATTTGATCTTTCCCTGTAAATAGGTAGCCAGCGCACTCGATTGCTCTTTAGCTTGGTTAACGGCTTCCTCGTCCATGGCTTTAAACGCCCCAGTAATGGCGCGAAGTTCGGCTTTGTCGTACTGAACGACTTCCTTATTTTCCGCCATTTCGCTTCTCCAATACTTCTAGCGCTGTCAATATATCCGCCGCCTCAACCCACTCACTCATCGGAATCCCTGTCGCGATCGACAGTTCTACGATTAAGTAGCTGAGGCTTCCTCGGCTGTAGCTTTTGGGGCTTCGGTTTCTCCGACCGTAATATCGACTACCATTTCGCACCAAATTTCGTAAGGTTTGACTGGCTTACCAGCTGCCTCACGTCTTAAAGCGTTCCACGCTAGAAACATTAAGTCGGAAATTCCGATCTTTTCCTGAGCCTGTTGAATTGTGTACCCAGTCTTTTGTTCCCACTTTGCGAACTCTGGTGGTTGCGCTGTTGTGGTAACTGTCATGCCGTCTGTTGTTTGGATATGTATTTGTAGTTTCATGCTCCCGATTTCTTTTCTATAGTGTTGGTGTGGTTACGCAAGTAAAGCTAAGTGAAACGGTTTGCGCGTCTGGAGCTGTGCCGCCAGCGCTTGGGAATAT